CCTGCTAGTGCTCTTGCTGTTGAACTACATTACTACTACCGACCAGGAAGTTTGACGACAGGGGGAGAGTCGGGCACAACATGGCTTTCAGAAAATGCAGAACTTGCTTTGTTATACGCTTCTCTTTATGAAGCTTATACTTTTATGAAGGGTGAAACAGATGTCTTGCAAAATTACAACACTCGGTTAGTTGAGGCACTAACTGCGTTGAAAATGCTTGGCGAAGCGAAAGAGGTTACACACGAATATCGTGCGGGTAAGGTGGTTAGGCAGAAACAATGATGAATGGCATGAGTATGGATTTTGGGCCAGCGTTCAAAGTCGATATACAAACAACAGACAATCGTGGGCAAACACCCGAAGAAGTTGCAGTGCGTTGCGTTAACAAAATAGTCAGTATTTCAGATAACGCATCACCAGAGGTTCGTGCACAGGCGCATGCTTTTCGAGAGGGTCTTGAAAAGATAATCGTTTTGTACATGAAGCAAGCCATTCGTTCAGATCGAACGACTGTGTATAATGCAATCAAAGATTCAGGCCATGACAAGTTGGCTGAATACATAAGGAGACTGTGATGGCTTTTAGTGGAAACTTTTTATGTAGTTCCTTCAAGCAGGAATTGTTGGAAGGGAAGCATAACTTTTTAGCAAGTGGTGGGAACACCTTCAATATTGCTTTGTATACCAACAGCGCAAGTTTTACCGCTGCCACAACGGCGTATACAAGCAGTAACGAAGTAAGTGGTACGAACTACACCGCAAAAGGACAAGCCTTAAACCCTGTTAATCCTACGTTGAGCGGTACGACTGCTCTTGTAGATTTTGCGGATGAGGTTTTTTCAAACGTAACAATTTCGGCTGTGCGGGGCGCGTTAATATTTAACGATAGCGACAGTGGCGACGCATCCGTAGCCGTTTTAGATTTTGGTGCAGACAAAGCAGCAAGTTCTGGCGATTTTACAATTGTGTTCCCAACAGCGGATGCGAGTAACGCGATAATCAGGATCGCGTAATGACCAGCGTCGTTGTCTCGCTCGGACTAGGGTGGAACTCGACCACCACGGGCTGGGGCGACGGAGGTTGGGGAAATGACGTTGCTATTGCCACAGGAGCTACAGCGGCACTTGGAACAGCCGTTTTTCAAGGCGATGCAAACGTAGCCTTAACTGGTTTCGGATTAACTGGAACGTTAGGTATAGTATTTGAAACGCAGAACGGTCTAACGGCAACTTCTGCGCTAGGTAACACATTTGAAACGCAGAACGGATTTCTTGCGACAAGTGCACTGGGTAACACATTTGAAACGCAGAATGGCCTAGCAGCAACCTCTGCACTTGGAAATGTGTTTGAAACGCAGAATGGTTTTGCAGCGACCTCTGCGTTAGGTAGCTTCTTTACAACGAACACTACGGTGTCGATGACAGGAGCAATCGGATCATCTACCGTAACAGGAGATGCAAATATAACATTGACAGGATTAGGTGTTGTTGGAAGTGTTTCATCCAGGGGTGTGTTAATTTGGGGAGAGATTATCCCAGCACCCGGAACCGCATATACAACAATAGTACCGTCACCAGGGACAACGTATACAGAAATAGTAGTAAGGTGATTTAGATGGCTAGTACCTTTGTAAATGATCTCCGACTAGAGGAGATGGCAACTGGCGAAAACTCAGGAACATGGGGAACAAGGACCAATGCGAATCTTGAGTTAATCGGTGAAGCACTGGGCTTTGGCACAGAAGCAATTACCACAAACGCCGATACCCATACCAGCGAGATAGCAGATGGTGCGACCGATCCAGTTCGTGCGATGTTTGTTCAGTACACTGGAACTCTAGATTCAGCTTGTACTATCACAATCACTCCAAACACCATTAGTCGAGTTCATATTATTGAGAACGCAACTAGCGGATCTCAAAATATTATTATTAAGCAAGGCTCCGGTGCAACAGTCACCATACCAAACGGGAAAACATCTATTGTTTATCTGGACGGTGCGGGTAGTGGCGCGGCAGTTGTAGACGCACTGACGGATTTAAATATTGCAGGCACTTTCAACGCAGCCAGTGACATAACAGCCGCTGGGACATTGAACGCTACAGGTGATACATCCGCTGGAGATAGTGCGGCATTGGGATTCGCGTCGGCAGACGGTTGTATTATAACCGGGCAAGGCTCTACCAATGATGTCAGTATAAAAAACGATGCTGATGCTACTGTGATTGCGATTCCCACAGGCACGGATGATGTTGAGTTTACAGATGATGTGAAGCTCAAATCAGATGCGGCTGTTTTGTCTTTTGGTGCAGATAGTGATGTGACCGTGACTCATGTTGCTGATACGGCATTGCTTCTTAATGACGCAATCAAGATGACCTTCAGAGACAGTGCTTTAGCTATAAACTCAAGCACAGATGGTCAGCTAGACATAGATGCTGATACAGAAGTAGAAATAACAGCACCTACTATAGACTTAACGGCTTCTACTAAAGTAACTGTAAGTAATGATGTCGATGTTGTTGGTAGAGCCGTTGGCACGACCATCACCGCCGAAAATGATGCAACCTATGATTTAGCTGTGGGTAACAATTTTACGACCACAACGGCAGGGGATGTCACGTTGACATTTTCTAACGTCGCTGCTGGTCAATCTGGCTGTATTAAGTTTGTAAACGACTCAAATCGCACAGTTTCGGCTGATACTGCTGTTGCAATCAACGCTAGTGTATTAACCGCAATCAGTGCAACAGGCACTTACTTTTTAACGTATTACGTCACTGCGGCCAGTGGAGCCAATACTATTCTCGTCGGTGCGACAGCCATACTGACTTAGGGGCGAACTATGAGCATAATCCAAGCGGCAGGGGCAGGAGAAGCGGCAACAGCATTTTATCCTTTTGAAATCAGCAACTCTCTGCGATTCAATCGAAGTGACGAAGCATTTTTGAGTTTGACTCCATCTAATAATAATGGCGGAACTTGGACATATAGCACTTGGATTAAAAGATCGCGCATAAACGACTCCTCGACATTACTAGATGCATCAGTCAGCGGCGGCGTATACGACATACTCTATTTCCCTAGCACTAATCAATTTAGATATTACAATAACGGATCACAGCCCGGTGATAGGCTTACTAATGAAAAATTTCTAGATACTGCCGCTTGGTATAATGTCATAGTAGCCGTTGATACCACTGCTTCCGCCGCAGACACTATCAAGGTTTATGTCAACGGGTCAGAGATCACGAGTTTTCAACTCACAACCAACTTTGATCCCAATGACGCTACTAGGATTAACAGTAATGTAGAGCATCGAATCGGACAGTCTATCCAAGGCGGTACAGCTAATCTGTCTTTTGGCGGGTACATGGCCGACATCAATTTCGTGGACGGTTCCGCATTAGGCCCTTCTTCTTTCGGGGAGCTAAAAGAAAATATTTGGATTCCCAAAGATACTTCTGGATTATATGCGAGTGCGGGAGCAAATTCGTTCCGCTTACAATTCAAGAATTCTTCTACCGGATCAGCTTCCTCAAGTACCGTCGGGGCAGATACGTCTGGGAAAAATAATCATTTCTCTAGTACAAACATTCTGTCTACAGATGTTACCAATGACTCCCCAACCGACAATCATGCAGGGTTCAACCCAGAATTACTTGCTAAATCAAGTGCTACTGCGTATAGAACTTTTGGTGGTTTTTCAGATGGCAATCTATTTCTGACGACTGATGCAGATAATGAGTCTGGGACTGTTCCTTTTAGTGCTACTTCAGGTAAATATTATATGGAGTTCACTAGCGTGAACTTAGCACAGCGGCAACAAATCCTTGTGTATACCTCTGACGATTTTCAAAGTGGCAGTGCAATCACAATAAGCAGTGACGGAAGTGGCAATGCGACAAGCCCTCAGAGTTGGACAAGCAGTGATGTTATTTGCATTGCTGTTGATATGGATAACAAAAAAGTTTTTATTGCCAAAAATGATACTTATTTCGGATCATCAAATCCTGCAACCAACACTGGTGGCGATACTCTAAATACATTTACCGGCGTAGGCGTAAGGCAAGATAGTGGGTCAACCGGCACAGCAACGATCCGTTTCAATGCAGGGCAAACAGCATTCGCAGAATCTGTACCTTCTGGTTTTAAAAGTTTGTCGACTGCAAACCTGAATAGTCCTGCCATTGATCCAGCGGAGGACGAAAATCCTACGGAGTATTTTAATACGGTGCGCACCACATCCACAGGTTCTACATTAAGCGTTGATGTGGGATTCGCCGCTGATTGGCTCTGGACAAAAGCGAGAAACGCAAGTCGCGCTCACGAATTACATGACACAGTGCGTGGCAACAATATTCGGTTGATATCAGATAACACAACCATAGAACAATCTTTTTCAAATTATGTAGTGTTCGACTCTGTTGGTGCTGATTTAGGAACGAATCATAATCTTGGTTCAGCGGATGGCGGAACCGCTACCACAGGCGTAGTGTGGGCATGGAAAGCGGGTGGCGCACCTACTGCTGATAATTCAGCCGGGGCGGGAAATATACCTACAGCGGGAAGCGTAAAAATCGATGGCGCAAATTTAGGTTCGGCACTTGCGGGTACGATTGCGGCAACAAGGCTTTCCGCAA